TGATGTACGAGATTCAAATGGAAACAAATGGTATGAAGTTCCCTACTTAGCACAAGAATTGGTATTTGTGGATTATCCGAATACGGAAAGTAATGACCCAGACCTTTATCAATTTAAATCAACAGTACCATATGTATTAAATACACTTAAAACATCTCGTAGATTTGTTAAACAGGTTAACCCAGATAGTACAACAACTATTCAGTTTGGTGCAGGAGACCCAACAGCGAATGATGAAACGATTATACCTAATTTAAAAAATGTTGGATTGGGATTACCCAATTCTATTTCTAAATTAGAAGAATCATTTGACCCAACTAACTTTTTAAAAACCAAAACTTATGGTTCATCACCATCAAATACAACCATAACTGTAAAATATTTAGTTGGTGGTGGTGTAGAATCAAATGTTCAAAAAGGAACAATTACTCAAATTAGAAATAGTGAATTTGAAGAAGATACAACATTATTCACACCAACGCAGTTGGCAATTTATAATTCAGCTAAAAATTCAATCGCAGTAGATAATGAAGTTCCTGCAACAGGTGGTAAAGGTGGTGATACTATTGAAGAAATAAGACAAAATGCTTTAGCAAACTTTGGTTCTCAGAATAGAGCAGTAACTGCTAAAGATTATGAAGTAAGAGCATTATCAATGCCAACTAAGTATGGTTCGGTTGCAAAGGCATACGCTACGGCAGATGGTACATTAGATAATAATTCACCATCATCTATTCTTTCTTCACCAAAAGCTCTGCAAGAGTTTACTGATTTAGTGATGAGTTTTGTTGAGAAGCCAGATAGTGAAGAACCTGATAGAAAAAGCGTTCAACAAGAAATACAAAAATATCTAACTGGAAAAACATCAAATGATAATGAAAAAAATAATCCATTCGCAATAAATTTATATTTGTTAGGGTATGATTCAAATAAAAAATTATCAAATCTTAATAGAGCAGTAAAGGAAAATTTAAAAACATATCTATCGGAATATAAAATTTTAACCGATGGTATTAATATTAATGATGGGTTTATTATTAATATAGGAATTGAATTTGAAGTAATTACTTTAAAAAATTATAATAAAAGTGAGGTAATTTCTGATTGTATATCCGAATTAAAAGATTATTTAAATATTGATAATTGGACATTCAACAATACAATTAATATTTCAGAATTAGAATTAATTGTAGCAAATGTTGATGGTGTTAGTTCAGTACCAAAATTAAAAATTGTAAATAAGTGTGGTGGAGAATATTCACCAAACTCATATAATATAGAAGCGGCGATTAAAGATAAGATTTTATATCCATCTTTAGACCCATCGGTTTTCGAAGTTAAATTTCCAGATTCGGATATTAAAGGGAGGGCAAGATAATGGCATACTATTTTTTAACAGCATCAAAAGATGCATCGGTGTACTTACAACAACCCGACCAAAACGCTGGTTTAGATGAGGTATTAGAGGTTAGTAAGGTTTATTATGGTAACATCAAAGATGTATCCAGAGCACTTCTTAAATTTGATGTAACTGGATTATCATCTAGCTTAGCAGATGGGTCTGTAACAATGTCTGAAGCAACCCTTATATTAAAAGAAACCGAATCAGAAGAACTTCCATTAGAATTTACATTAGAAGCATATCCAATTTCACAAAGTTGGGAAATGGGTAATGGTACTCGTTTTGATGATATTACAACATCGGGTGTAACTTGGAATAATAGAGAAGGTGATTCTACACTAAGATGGTTGGAAACATCTGAGTTTAGTAGTGTATCTACTGGTTCTTATGAAGGCAAAGGTGGAACATTTTATTACGCATCTTCTTCATTACAAAACTTTGAATATAAAACTACCGATGTTTATATAGATATCAAAGATATTATGATTGATTGGATTAGTGGTTCTATTCCAAATGATGGAATCATTCTAAAATTACCATTTTCAAAAGAAACAGATACAAATGATTATGGTATTCTTAGGTTTTTTAGTAAAGAAACAAACACCATTCATCAACCAAAAGTTAGAATAGGTTGGGATGATACATCATTTTCAACTGGTTCGTTGACTGAGTTAACATCGGAAGAAATAAAAGTTGGAATTAAAAATTTTAAAAAAGAATATAAAGTAAATACAACTCCAAAATTAAGAGTAGTTGGTAGAGATTTATATCCAATAAAAACATTCTCATCAACATTACAATATAGTATTAGTAAATTTTTACCAATAACATCATATTATCAAATATCCGACTATCATTCAGGTGAAGTAGTAGTTCCATTTTCAGATTATACAAAATTAAGTTGTGATTCCGATGGAAATTACTTTAAATTAAATTTATCTAATTGGGAAGTTGATAGGGTGTATATTATAGAATTTAAAGTTAGTATCAATGGAACTGATTATTTCTTTGATGATGATTATACATTTAGCGTAATTTCATAAACAATGTTTAAAAAGAATAGAGCACAAAAAAAGGCAGAATCTATAAAACGAGGTCAAGCTGGTATGGGTAATGAAAAAGAACCTATGAAGCGTGGACTTGGTAGAGATGAGTTTGTCAAAAAACTTAAAGAAGGTGGTTCTCTAAATCTTCCTAAAAAAAACGAACGTGGTGTACGCATCGCTAAAAGAAATGTAGTTAAGGGAAGGCCAATTAATCCATTATCGGATGTAATTAAAAATAGACCATTTGATTCTACAACAATAGAACCAAATGTAAATCCATCTACAATAAATTGGGATGGTGTTAATAGTGCTGATTATGATGAATTATATGGATATATTAGTGAGCAAGAAATAGATGGTGGTATCATAGGCGGTCAACTAATTAGACCTAAATATGATAGTGTTGAATTGGAAAAATCAATAGATACTAGAATATTTGAACTTATACCAAACACACCAGCACCACAACCAGATACAGTACTTCGTTCAGTATATAATACAGCATTAGAACAAATAGAAGATTTAACTGCCGAGGTTGAAAGATTAAATAATGATGTTAGTAATTTAAATTCAATAATAGCTGAATTAGAAAGTATAGTTGCTGCATTAAGAATAGAAACCGATAATGAAAAATTAAAAGCTAATATTGCAAATGACCAAAGAGATATTGCTAATACTCAAATTGCATCAACAACAATAGATTTACAAAACGCGGTACAAAACTCAATCAACGAAGCAATCGAAAGAGTTTCTTTAACCGCTAGAATAGAGGCATTACAAGAATCGTTTAGAGTACAAAAAGAACTAACTGAAGAAAGAGAAAAACAAAATGCTGCACAAAACGCATTAGAAGGATTAAATGGATTCTTCCAACAAACTGAAAATAGTGGATGGAAGATATCAGCAAACGATGTAAATGAAGAGGGTAAGAAGGGATTAAAAATTGCATCTCGTAAACCCGATGAAGTTTCGATAGTAAATGGTTCTAAGGGTGTTGCATTCTTTAACTTTACAACTGAAGAACAAACATTTACATTATCTGAAAGTATTAGTTGGCTTGACGGCCCTAAAACTTGGAAAGTTCCTGCTAGAAATGAACAATCTGCTGGTGTAACTACTGTTACATTTAAGTGGACACCTCTTGGTAAAACATCTAAAAGAAAACAAGAAAAAAGCGGAACTCTTATAATTAATACATCAGCTGGTGATAAATTGGAGATAAAAGCATATTATTGGAAACGAGTTAAGAGAAAAGACAAGTGGGGAAGTAGAGGTACTGCTCAAGTATTTGTTGGTGAAGATAAAACAGGTGGATAATGGCAATTAAAACATTTAAGGAAATAATAGAAAATAAAGGGTATCGAATTTCTACTAAAGATAGAGAAATTTTCGAAAAAGGAACCCTGCAATCTTTTTTCGGATTTTCTGATGCGGATATGATTGAGTTCATTGTTTATGATGCCAATGATAATCAGCTTCCTCAGGGTGATGAAGGAAAGTTAGTTAGATACATTCCACTTAGTTCAGAAAACATTAAAGATTATTTTTTAATCGCAGATGGAACCGAATTTCAGGCATTTAATTTTCCCAATGAATATTTTATTGATGCAGAACGATTAATTAATGAGGCGGGATATAATAATGGTATATTTAAAGCACAAATAACACTATTAAATAAAAGAGTTGGATTTGATAACTTAAATGAAAAACTTTGGATTAAAGAAATATCTCCATCGAGAACTGAAGTAAAGTTACTACCGATTCGAAATGAAGTTTCAGAAAAAACTGATTTATTAACCAGATTTAATATTATGGTAAATGGACAATCTTTTAGGGATGATATTTTACCATATATAGGGGAATTTGTTGAAAAAATAGATTCAAAAGAAATAGATTCATTTATTAAAAAGACATATACTGAAAAATGGTATAACAAATTAGTTTCTGAGTTTGGTGTTAGGGAGTTCGATAGATTAATGACAAGAATACATAAACAATTTGCAGAAGCGATGAAATATGAATTTTTAAATAGAAATTCTTACATTGGTGATGTAAACTATGGTAAAAAGAAACCGACAAAAGAATCATTATCTTTATCAAAAGAAGCAGTGTACAAAACAGCTCAGAGAATCTTAATAGAATGTGTAGATAAATTTTTGCCACAAAGAACAATTCAATCAAGAACAACTAGAGAAAATGAATTTGATGCTAGTAGAGATAAAGTTGGTAAAATTATAAGAACTAGAGAATCGGATGTAATTATTCAACCGAATGTGCCGGGTATTGAGGTAACAAAAGAAAAACCTCTACCACAAACAAAAGATGAATTTAAGGAATCAAAAAATTTAGAGGTAGCTATTAAAAAAGAAGTACCATCTGAATTACCAATTCCAAAATTTATAAAAGAAAATCCGATTAAAAGTAAAAAGAAAAGTATATTTAAAAATAAGTTTTTGGGATTGGGTACTGGTAAACGAATACCGCTTGAAAATGATAAGAGTGGTGCATTTACAAAAAGACCAAATCCAATAACAACACCAGTTACAAATCAAAGAGGTGGAGGAGGACCTTCTGATATAAGTTAATAATTATGCCAGCACCAATAAAAAATATCGATTATGATGAAGTATATGACCCTAATGAGGGTGATAATACTGGACCACAAGAGCCAGACCAAGACCCTGGTGTAGGTAATGGCCCTGCTACTGGCGATACTGGTGATACTGGTAATACTGGTGGTAATAGTGGAGGTAACTCACCAAAGGGACCTTATGGTGATACAGAAGACCCAGAAGAACCACCAAAGGATACTATCTCAGACCCTATTTTATTTATTATAAAAACTAATGAAAAGGGATTTTCAACTTTTGTAAATGATGAAAAAGTTGGTATAAATTCATTGGTAAGAGTTACAAGAGAATCATTAGCAAGAACTGGTGATAAAAAAATAAAAGTATCTAAAGAGGGTTATGTATGTAACGAATACTACATCGTATCTATGTTAGATGATGGGGCTCCCATTATAGAAAATCAAGGATTAAAACCGGAAAACCAATTACTTGGAATAAATACAAAAGCAATTTCTCTTATCAAATATGTTGATAATAAAATTGTAGAAGAAAAGGGTATTGCTAGTGTATCTTCTATTGATTTAAATTTTAAATTAAATAAAAAACCAGTAAATACAGGCGGTGGACGTGATGAATATGAGGAACCAAGTAGTTATAAAGTAAATTTTTTAATAACTGGTGAGGGATTGCCGGTAAGTGTACTAAAAAATGGAAATAAAAATGCACAATTTTTTCCATCTATTGGACAGAGTTCATATGAAGATGTTGAAGGAACAAACTATGTAATAAGTTCAGCTGATACTTCTTTGTATAGGATTACTCGTATTGATATTCTCAAACCAGATAATAAACCCATTATAATAGAAGCGGATGCTGGTGAATCGTTGGAAACAACATTAAAATTGACATCTGAATATAGTATTGGCATAGATACCGAAAAGATACCAGTTCCATTACCAGGATTAGACCCTCAAATATCATTGGTAAATGGAGACCCAAGAAAATATAATATTAACACTAAATCTGGAGTACCACTACTGGTTCAGATGAACGATGATGTGCAAGCAATAACAGTTGTAGTTGGTGATGATGTTTTGGAATTTGATGATTTTGGTAGAGATAATTATGAGGAACCGGGTGGAAAGGTTGTTGGTATAACAATACCTCATAGGGTTTTTAACAAAATAGGACAATATAATATAAAATTATTTCCATTTTCATTTGATGATTATGAAAATCAAGTTAGAGAATCGGAACAACCTATTACTATAACACCAAAAGAAGTTAGACCTAAGTTTGTACAAAACGAAAAAGAATTACCCCCACCACCACCAAAACCAGAGGATAAGGCTAATCCATATAAGCCAGTATCTACACCATCTGGTGGCTCTCCTCGTAGAGGTGGCGGAGGTGGAGGCGGAGGCCGAAACGAATTTATAGAAAGAGACGAATTTAATGATTTTGGAGATAGATTCGATGACTTTGGAAGAGATGATAACATCCTCAGACCTAATTATGATATAAGACAATTCTAATGCCAGCACCAAAAAACATATTAGATATTTTAAAATCTTTGGGAGCAAACAAAGTTCCACCAAAGAATAATGCCATTATATCATTATCTGATTTAAATAAATCTGGTAAAGCGGGTGGTGGAGCATTTAATCCTATTAATGATATTTTAAAACCAATAAACCCTATAAACTATCCAACTAAACCAGTAAATGATTTAGGATTAAAATCAAATATTCCAAATACAAAAAAAGCAAACGAAAAGAAATTGCCTGAGGTATCTTTATCAGATAGACCTAAAAATCTAAATGAAGTTGAAGAACAAAAAGATATTGTAACTAAGTTAGATGAGGGAACTCAAGATAATGAAACATCTAATATCTTAGATAGAGCAGTTAGTTTAACAATTAATGTTGTTGATGAGTATTCTGTAACTGTACCAGATATTAGAAGAATCACATATCCCAAAGTAATTAGGGGTGCTGATTTTATTGGATATGATGTTGATTTTAAATTAAGATTTGATGTAGAAGGATTAGAAAGAAGTGGGTTTGTTGAAGTTGGTATTGGTAGAGTTAAAAATGCATTTACAACAAGAGAATTTAATCTTAATTTTAATGTACAAGAGATTCTAATCAACTATCTTGATATGGAAGGTACTGAAGATGTTGATAAAATTAAGATACCAATATCATTAACTCCTGTAAACCAAAATCTAAGAAAAGAAAAGGTAAGGGGTGAAACAGAAACTTTTACTATTTTATTTGATAAGGGTGATTTAGATATACCACGTTCGGTTGCTATTAACAGGATATCAGAAGGATTCATTTCTCAATTTAATAAATGTAGTTTTGATGATTCAACATATCTTACTCACTTATTACATTTGGGGGATGGTAACAACAAAGTAATAACAACTTGGAGAGGATTGCAAGAAATCACTCAAACTGGTGGTGATGCATCTTCGTTAATTTTAAAGTTATATGAACCCCTTTCAAACGATATACAAACAAATCAAAAAGTTTGGATTACTAAAATTCAAACCAATCCTATATTTGAGACACTCACATTATTGGGTGATACGCAGGATTACTGCCCACCATTACAAGGACCTAATTTTTCGTTAGAATCTGATAATGGTATTGGATATCAAGTATATAGTGATTTACTTGCAAGTGGTTCATCAACAAATGATGCACTAATAAGAGAGTATGGTGAAAAAGTTGGTATAGATACCAAAAAATTAAATATTCAATATGTAAGTGGTTCCGAATATGTATTTGAAAATTTTGTACATTTTGGTTCGGCTGAAGAAAGAATTAAAAACTTCCAATATAAAGTTGAACTATTAGAATCATATCAAACAAAATATAATAGTTTATCGGTATCTCAAGTAGAATTGGGGTATTTATTAGCAGAGGGTGGATTGGTTGATGAATATACAATCATAAGTGAACCAGCTTCTTCCAGTTTACAAATTGAGGCTATAAGTGTAACAGCAGCTTCGGTGGTACAAGCTAATCAACAATTGGTTAATATAAACAATCTTATCAAAACATTTGATGGATTTGAAAACTTTTTATATACATCAACCAATTCATTAGCATATCCTAAGAGCGGAAGTTCAATTATAGCATCAACCGATTCTCAGGCAATTGCTTGGTATAATACTGCTGTAAATGAAGCCGCAACATTTGATAGAAATAATGTAGATTACCTAAACAACAATCTTCCAGAATTTATTAGAGAAGATTATCAGAACGAGGACTTTATGTTGTTTATGGATATGTTAGGGCATCATTTTGATGTTATTTGGGCATATATTAATGGGTTAAACAATTTAAGAAAACCAGAACATAAAGCAGATTTAGGATTTTCAAGTGATTTGGTTTCTACAATGTTAGAATCGTTGGGATGGGATGGTAGAAAAGCTTATGATTCTCAACATTTATGGGAATATGCTTTAGGACAATACAAAGATGGTACTGAAAAATATCAACAATCTCTTAAATCAGCAAATGAAGAAGTTTGGAGAAGAATCCTTAACAACTTACCTTACTTATTAAAACACAAAGGTACTTCTCGTTCTTTAAAAGCAGTAATGGCTTGTTATGGTGTTCCACAATCACTCCTTACAATTATGGAGTTTGGTGGACCAACTGACCCAACTGATGGTGGTACTCAACCATTTACATTTGAAGATAGAACTTCTGAACTTGTTTTAAGTGGTAGCGATAGTTCTTATATTCAAATACCATTTAATGATATCGATGATTACAGCGCTAGAGGTATTGAATTTAGGGTTAATTCTACTATACCAAAAGATACATCGTTAATTAAAATGATGGACCCATCTGGTACAGAAGCAGAATGGGAATTTAAAATATCCCAAACCACTGGTAGTTTTGCTAACTTAGATTTATATGTAAGTTCAAGCTCAGAACTACATTCGGCATCTATTGATAATGTTAGATTCTTTGATGGTGAGTATAAACAAATTCTTATCAACAAAAGTGAAGATGGAAGTGATGATACATTCAATGTGTATTTAAGAGATTCCATTAATGGTAGAATACGAACAGAAAAAGCATCAAATACTCTAAGTATTACTAATGCAAATTGGACTGGTAGTGGATTGGGTATTGGGCGTTCATTGCGAGTTGGTAATGGATTTAATGGTTCGCTTGATGAATTTAGATTATGGAAAACTCCGTTAGAAACTAACTTATTAGATACGCATACACTACAACCAGATTCGATAGCTGGAAACAGCTATACGGCATCATCTGAAGATTTAGTACTTAGATTTGATTTTGAACTTCCTAAAGATTTATCATCATCCACAACAATAAATAATGTTGCTATTAGTACCGAATATAATGTTAATGGAACCGCTGTTGGATTTAATTCAATATCAGATTATCCATATCATTATAGAAGTTATGAAAGAACAATAACTGCAAAAGTTCCATCATTAGGATTTAATCAAGCTGATAAAATTAGATTTGAAACTCAAGAACTTGTTGGTAATTTATCACACAAAGTTAGAGCAACCAAAAAATCATTAGATAGGGCGCCAATCGATTCATCTCGTTTAGGATTATTCTTCTCCCCAATCAAAGAGTTGAATATGGATATCATTAAATCATTTGGTAACTTCAATATTGATAATTATATTGGAGCACCTGCTGATGAATACAAAGATGAATATACGGAATTAAAATCATTAAGAGATTATTACTTCCAAAGATTAAATAGAGATATCTACGAATATATCAGATTAATTAGATACATTGATAAATCTTTATTCGATGTATTGGAAGATTTAGTTCCTGCTAGAGCAAAAGTTTCTAAAGGTTTATTAATCGAACCTCACTTTTTAGAAAGAAGTAAAACTAAATGGGATAAACCAACATCTGAAAAAAGAGATTATGAAACCAGTGTAGATGTTGATGAAGATGTAATTTTAATTGGTGATAACAATCAATTTCAAGCTAACATAGATGGGGAATCTGATGTAGTATTAACACATCAGTATGATAACTATGAAGCAAATGTTGATGGTGAGGATGATATTGTATTAACATCAACCAACCCACAATATGATTCATCTATCGATGTTGATAATGATACGAATTTATTGGGTACATATCCAACATATGTTTCGGAAATTGAAGTTCCCGATGGAAGTAAATTAGATGCATCGGCTGAATCATTTGGATTTGAACAAATTGGTATGGACCCGAATTCATTAAATAATGCTGGATTTGGATTATTTACACCAATTGAAAAATATGGTGAAGTTAGTACATTGGATATATTTGGAAATTTATCTGGAAGTAGACAGCAAGTATATTTAATAAAAGAATCATACATAGAAAAAGTACCTACTCAAGTTGCAGGATATCCTACAACAACAACCAATGAGCAGGTTAGATATGAAGATGTAGAGGTTACTAAGTTTAGATACAAAGTAACAAAAGTACCATTTGGAGCACCAGACCCATCGGTTGGAAACGATGTAGTTGAAGTAACTCCGTTAAAGGGATACTTATCATCTCACTATCGATATAAAAACAACCTATCACAAGGATTAAAAAATTCATTCTTTGAAGGTTCAAAACAAACAATAAATACAACCCCAGATGGGTTATCTCCTGTTGAAACATTTACTACGAATCCGAACATTTTAAGAGTTGCGGATACTGGTAGAGGAAGTGGAGAACCAATTCTTGAGGTAGATTAATTAAATTTTAAAATAGTTATATTTATTAGTACATAATAAACAAAAGGGCAAATTAAAAAAATTATGGGATATTTAGACAATACATCAATTACAGTCGATGCCATCCTAACCAAAAAAGGTAGACAGAAGTTGGCATCTGGTCAATCCCTTAACATTACCAAATTCGCATTAGGTGATGATGAGATTGATTATACATTGTACGAGCCAGCGCACCCAAAGGGTTCAGCGTATTATGATTCGGCAATTAAGGCGATACCAATTCTGGAAGCTAGTCCAGACGAAACACAAGTATTAAGATACAAGTTAGTTACATTACCAAAAGGTACAACTCAGATTCCAGTTGTAGCATTAGGTATTTCTTCAATTGGAGTTTATCAAGATGAAGGGCAAGTTGCTCTTTCACCTACAACTTCACCACAAGGAAATAGTTCTTCTGGATATACTGTTGTATTAGCAGACCAGAGAGCTGGTACATTAGCAGTAACGCAAGGAGCAACAGCAGCCGGTTCGGTTCCTGTTTTCTTAGGAGAAGAAGTAACTACTACGGCACAAGTTGTTAGTGGTTTAGGATTTACATTCTCACCAAATCCTTCGTTAACATCTAATGTTTCTACTACGATAACTGTATATGGAAATGAGACGGGTGGTTCACAAACTATTCCTGTAACTGTAACTTATAGAAGTAACAACTAAAAAAGGATAGAGATATGGCAATTATAAACGACCCAAATATATCCGCTCAACTACAAGCGTTAGCACAAGGCGGAACAATCGATAGTAATGATGTAGTAGCCCTTTTAAACTCAGCATTACCTGCGGGACAGCAATTACAATCTGGCGCAGGTGTAACTACTGGAATTTATAAAAGATTCGGTGAGTTTGATAAGGTAAATGCAAAAATTGAAGTAGTAACAACTGGATTATGGACAGGTGATGTAGGTTCATTAACGGCACTTTATACTTCATCTGCTCAAGTAGCTGGTACAAGTGCTAAGTACTACTATAATGCTTACGCCGGAGATACAGCAGTAACTTCATCAGCTGAAGTTCAATTCGCTGTAGCATATGGACATTTAAATGGAAGTGGTTCAATATCATTAGCAAATTCAGATGATGCATTACTACCAACTAAAGCAACTTACGCTCAATATAAATCAGTTTTGTTAGACCCAACCGATACACAATTCTCATTTGAAAATGGTAGTGGTATAGCAAACGATTCAAACGCAATCTACGCTATCAATATCAATAGAGCGAGATATAGAGAGAAAATGGACCCGGGTAACTGGTCATTACAACTTTCTGGTTCTAATGGATTATTTACTTTCATTGATGATAGTGGTAAGAAGTTTGGAGATACATTAGGAAAAGCTGGTAGAGTATTTAAAGTAGTAAGTGGTTCACTTAACTTAGGTACTGAAGATGCAGCTACAATCAATACAACAACCGCATCTAACAATGAGGGATATGGATTGTTCTATCCTGATAGAGGTATTATCATTCTTAACCCAACTGCAATCGCTGATACTGTTGGTAACGCATTTGATGCTGATTGGGGTTCTTTAGGAACTTTAGCTGGAGATACTGGAGTAGATGCTGATAAAGAAAATCATAAGAGATTATTCTACGCAATTCATCATGGTGGTGATTTCCAAGCTAGAAGAACTGAAAACGTATCAACACAACATTTCTTCGTAAGAGCAACGAATAGAGAATTTAACTATTCAAACAACCCAACTTATGTAAATGCCAATGGAACATTCACAGAAACAACATTTGAAACTGACCCAAGAACTTATATTACAACGGTTGGATTATTAAATGATGCAAATGAAACAATAGCAGTAGCTAAAACTTCTCAACCAATTGAAAAATCATTTGATAAAGAAGTATTAATTAAAGTTAAACTTTCATTCTAATAAATTTATTAAAATATAAATGTAGAAGAACCCCACTAAAAGTGGGGTTTTTTGTTTCTTAATATTTATATAAAAGTATTTGCTTAGATGATAAAAGAGATTCCAAAATCAGATGTGGTGGTTAGGCCTTTCAAAGTTTACAAAGAGTGGGCTTTGGACCAAACGGATATTACCGCACTTTATGGTACAAATCAAACGGACCTTTATGATGTAAATACCGATGACACTAACTCAGACGGTACATCTAAAAGAACTTTATATGATTCTATAAAAGCACAATTTTATTTAAATCCAGCTACTGCATCTATTTTAACCGAAGTTGGTAAAAGGGAATCATATGCATCAACCAATGAAAGGGTTATTAGTGATACGATTGGTATAATACCAATTCCACAACAATATTATGGTGAAGGAATTAAAGTGGGTTCAATGGTAGTTGAATATGGTTCGATTACGGCAACCGATGATGGTAACTCTAACTTAATCGATTCTGCATCAAACATTAAGGGTAATGTGTTTTATGATAGGGGATTAGTTGTACTTACCGAAGATGTAGCTGATGGAAGCGGTTTATCTTCATTTGATGTATCATATCGTTCAACTATGACTATTTATGAAAACGAAATATTCCTTTCAGTAAATGAAAATGAATTCAATGTATCTCAAAATCCAACTGCTATTTATGAAGTTGGTGGTAAAAAAATAACGGCATCTATTACAAAACCAAAGACTAGATTGATTGATGGTGAGTTGGTATCTCAATCTTTTTATCAACCTGGAGCTAGATATATAAGGGGTGGTAAGTATCCATATGTATCATCTTATGATGGCTCATCTAAGGGAAGTTTTGATGATTATGAAGTAAGTGGTTCTACTGACCAAACTGGTTCTTATTTAACGCCATTTATTACAACAATAGGTTTATATGATAATGAAATGAATATGGTTGCGGTAGCTAAACTACCCCAACCAATTAAATCATTACCGGATTATCCTGTAAACTTCATTGTTCGTTTCGATACATAAGGTTATATTTATATAATATAAAGAAAAACAATTATGACTTTAGAAGAAAGATTAGCTCAAAATCCTCCAGCAGTATCAAAAGCAAACATCAAAGGTGGTGATAAAACTTTGATTGAAGCTGATGGTGGATTAGATTTATCAAAAGATGAAGCTAAGATAAAGCAAGCTAGAGGGGGTAAACTAAATAGTAAACCTTACTCCGATACATTTAAATAAGAATTTATGATTCAATGGTTATGGGAGGGAAACCACATCAAAGATGAGGAAATTCCCGAAAGCGCAGTAGGATTCATCTACATGATTGAACACATCCCTACTGGAAAATACTACATAGGTAAGAAAAACCTAAAGGCAAAAAGAACACTTCCCCCACTAAAAGGAAAAAAGAGGAAACGAAAAGTCATTAAAGAATCTGACTGGAAAAAATATATGTCCTCCAATCAATGGATTAAAGAAGAAGTATCTAATGGTGGTGAGGAAAACTTCAAAAAGAAGATACTTCAATTCTGTCATTCAGCAAAAGCACTGACTTATTACGAACTACATTGGCAATTCAAATACAATGTATTAGCTGATGAAAACTCACTCAACGATAATCTTTTAGGAAAGTTTTTTAGAAAAGATTTGGAAATCTAAAATATTTTTCGTATATTTGAGTGTTAATTGTATATATACACAAAAAATAATATTATGACATTAGAACAAGTAGCAAAAAAGCACAAAATAAATCCGAACAATTTAAATGCAAAAGATGATGCATTAAAAATCGGTTTAGTTTCAGTACAACAATTAGTTGCTGAAATGGAAAAAAGAAATTCTGATAAGGATTTGATTGATGCTATAAAACAATTAGGTACATTCTTTTACGATGTTTCCAACTCAACTATTGGATAATTCAAATATTTTTCGTATATTTGTATCAAATTTAATTTATGCTCTCCGCAAGAAATAAGTTAGTAGTTATAAACGTATTAGATTCTGCTTTAGGTGTTGGTACATCTATGAAAGGAAATGAACAAGCACATCATTGTCCTTTTTGCCATCACCATAAGAAGAAACTACAAGTCAATTTAGATTCACAATATTGGCATTGTTGGGTATGTGATTCTAAGGGTAGGAGTAT